TCACTTTGCTATATCAGAAAGATACATGAAGTATTTCTTGGTAGCACAGGAAATAGTATCCATCTGGTTTGTTCCCAAGGGTAAATCAACTGGTTCCTTTATTTCGATGCCACGGCGGGATATAAGCTTAATTATTTCTGCTCCACGGTCCTTGGAAAACTCATTCTCGAAGGAAAAGTTGTCTCGCGTAGCTTGAAAAGCACGTTCCACACGATGTGCTCGAGACACGCAATCACGAATGAGCTTCTCATTCGTGTATATTCCTTTGTTGTATAGCCATTCTTTAAAGGCCTTCGGGTTCATAAATGATCCTCAACTTTCATGATCCAGTGCTTATCAAAACTGAGTGCTTTTAGCACGCTAGCTTTGTCAAGCTTTTCGGGTTTACGCAGACGCAGGTGTAACCGATTCTTAGGGATTTCTTCAATTATTGTAAATTGACTACCATGTGGTTGCCAAGTAAACTTATGAATATGCCCGATCTTCGAATATCCTTCTAGATTGCCACGGTTATTCCATACGAAATAATACTTTTCGGACTCATATCTGATAGTTTCAGTTTCGAAGACAAGGTATTCATCATACTCCGGCCCTTTTACTAGAACGACAGTTCGTGCGAATTTGAAATATTGTCTAATTCCAGAAACACGCTCATTCCAAATATCTAGAACCATTGAGCCAATTTCATTTGGATCAGCTTCAGTGATTCGATCTACTCCGAAGCTATAGGTTGGTGAGTTTCGGCCACTAATTAGTCTCACATGTTCTTGGGTTGAGATATTAGAACTTGACTTTACGGTTTTTGCACTCCAACAACAATTGTCTAGAACAACATCATCAAGACCGACATTTGATGGAAGCCATTTTGCCCCTATACAGTTTGCAAATACTTGTTCCCATTCGTTTCCTTCTAAAGACATCGCAGATTTTGTGGCAAGCATATATACAATCTCTTCAGCAAAACGCTCGATGAACGCAGATGGGAATTGATTCAGCGGATAGGGTGGAACCGCTTTGTTCACTGTACGCAGTCTTGGTTCTGGCATAAAAACACTCCCCCCAAGAAGAATATATATATATTCTATCACATAGACGAAAAATTGTATAGACTTCAACCGAATTTGACATTGTTCTACAAGAATAGAGTAACGGAGTCTCAAGTTTAACTGGACAATTAATTGATACTGAGTTATACTAAATGAGAAGTCTGCTTCGCATTTTTGTGAATTGGTGGTATAATTATGATTTCGAATGTAACAACGGTAAGAAAGCGCATAGGTATAACTCAGGAGGAATTGGCGAATCGGATTGGAATTAGTCGCAGAGCGTTATCATCAATAGAGAAAGCAGCTTCTATTCCGGCTGTTGATGTTGCAATTAGAATTGCAAATCAGTTGGGGGTAACGGTTGAGGAACTATTCTGGATATCAGAGAGCAGAGAGGACAAAAGTAAGGAAATGATTACACCTGTGGCGCACCCGGCCGTAACGCGATGGGAAACATTTAGATTCATAGATTTGTTCGCTGGTATTGGCGGAATTCGTTTGGGATTTGAATCTGTCGGTGGTAAATGTGTGTTTTCTTCGGAGTTTGATGAGGATGCTTGTAAAACGTATGAAGCTAACTTTGGAGAACATCCGTCTGGAGATATAACAAAGATTGAATCGCAGGAGATACCTGAATTTGATATTTTGCTGGGAGGTTTTCCTTGTCAAGCTTTTTCAATTATTGGAAAGAAGGAAGGTTTTTCCAATGAAACTTGTGGAACACTATTCTTTGAAATTGAAAGAATCTTAAAAGAAAAACGTCCGCCAGCTTTCATGCTGGAAAACGTCCGAAATTTAACGGCACATGATAATGGCAATACTTTCAGAGTGATTCGTGAACATTTGACAGCTTTAGGGTATCATGTACACGCAAAAGTCCTTAATGCACTTGATTATGGTGTTCCTCAGAAACGTGAGAGAATAATAATCGTTGGTTTTCTTGAAGATGTTGAATTTGAGTTTCCCCCGCCAGTTCCAAAGGAAGATAGAAAAACCCTTAGTGATATTTTGGAAAGCTCTGTAGATCGGAAGTACTATGTTCGTGATGAAATCCGGATATCTAGGTTAGCTCGTATCAATGACAAGAATTATCCAAAGCCTTATATTTCTCACGAAAACATGGCTGGTTCAGTTACACCCCATCCGTATTCGTCAGCATTACGTGCTGGTGCTTCGGCAAACTATATACTGATTAATGATGAGCGAAGACCTACTGAACGCGAAATGCTTAGAATTCAAGGGTTTCCAGACTCCTTCAAGATTGTTGTTCCTTATGGGAAAGTAAAAAAACAATGTGGAAATTCTGTCGCGGTACCTGTGATTAAAGCTGTAGCTAAACAAATGCTGAACGCATTAAGAAATCATGAACAGGGTAGAAGCAAAGAAGAATGATTCATAGAGCACATAACTGAGTGTGCCATGCATTCGATCAACCAAAGCTTGGCGGAGCAATCCTTTGAGAATTCTGGTATTGAGGGGTGTAGAAGATGGCAAAGCAGATCAAGAGCCAAAAAGGCCTTTTCGGTACGACAGTTCATTATGATGAGCGTGGAAGAAAAGTTGGTGAAAGCAGACCAGGCTTGTTTGGTGACACGATTCATTACGACGCGAAAGGCAAAAAGGTAGGGGAAAGCCGAAGAGGGCTTTTCGGAGGTACCAACAATTATGACTCTAAAGGTCATAAGGTAGGAAGATCTGCGCCGGGGCTCTTTGGCGGAACGAATCATTATGATAGTCATGGCCACAAGGTCGGAGATAGCCATCGAGGTTTCTTCGGAAGTACTAATACTCGCTGGGATGATGAACATAAGTGTTAAGCTGAAAGAATCGGATATTTTGTGGGAATAATGAAAAGTCGCTTTTTAAGCGACCATTTAGCCTAATAAACCTCCTATAATGTGGTCATAAACAAGAGATCACATCATAGGAGGTTTTAATTATGAAGAAGAATCTGACTGAACTGGTTTTTATCCTTGATCGGAGCGGTTCAATGAGCGGCTTGGAGAGCGACACCATTGGCGGTTTCAATGCTATGCTTGCTAAGCAGCGGAGAATGGAAGGCGAGGCATACGTCTCTACGGTGCTCTTCGACAATGAGAGTATCGTGATCCACGATCGTGTGGACATCCAAAAGGTTGAGCCAATGACGGAGGAACAGTATTCAGTTCGCGGCTGTACTGCTCTGCTGGATGCAGTGGGCAAGGCAATTCATCACATCGGCAATGTTCATAAGTACGCACGTGAGGAGGATCGTCCGGAGCATACGCTCTTTGTGATTACGACGGACGGCATGGAAAATGCCAGTCGACGTTATACGGCTGAGCAAGTGCGTCAGAAGATCGAACGCCAAAAGGCAAAGTATGGCTGGGAATTCCTCTTCCTCGGAGCGAACACCGATGCGGTTGAAACCGCCCGTCGTATCGGTATTGACAAAAAGAGAGCTGTGAGCTATCATAGCGACCACGAAGGAACCCAGCTGAATTATGAGGTGATCAGCGAGGCCGTCAGCTGTATGCGCAGTTCTGCAGAGATTCCTGAAAAGTGGTCTGAACGCATCGAAGAGGACTACTGCAGAAGGAGGTAAGCAGCATGACTGATGAAAACACAATCTTTACCGTGAGCGACACGCATGCCCATGTTGTGTTTGACGTGGACGACGGCGCGATGAATCTTGAGATGTCTTTGGAGCTTCTGCGGATGGCATATCGTGAAGGTATCCGAGACATGATCTGTGCCTCTCATAGCTGGGGCGATCTGGATCGCTATCATGAAAATCTGGAGGTTCTCAAAAAGGCAGCAAGGGAGCAGAAAATTGATGTGAATCTGTATCCAGGTTGCGAGGTGCATTGCCGGAAACAGGACCTTAGCGATCTGATCCATGAACTGAGTATTGGTTTCTTCCCGACAGCAAATGGAACAGACTATGTACTGATCGAGTTTTCGCCTAATGCCTATCCGGAAGATATTCTGCTGTATGCACGGATGCTGAAGGAGAAAACAGGCAAGAAGATTGTGGTTGCTCACATCGAGCGTTGTCGCCATCTTGAGAAACGCATGGATGTGGTTGAGCAACTGCAGGCTATGGGATGCCTACTTCAGCTGAATGCGTATAGCCTTGTCAGGGAATCACGTCCGGAGACAAAGGCGTTTGCGAGGCAACTGATCGCTGAAAAACGAATCACATTCCTTGGCTCGGATTGCCATCGGACGAACCATAGACCGCCTAAAGTTCAGGCTGGTCTGCGTTATATCCACGAAACCTGTGATCCGGCATACGCCCGTGCTATCTGCACGGAAAACGCACAGAAGCTCTTGTTTTACCGAATTTGAAAGGGGGCTCTTCATGATCGGAGCAATTGTTGGAGATATCGTTGGTTCCCGTTTTGAGTGGGACAACTACAGGCGCAAGGATTTTGAACTCTTTACTTCGAAGTGCTTTGCAACGGACGACAGCATTATGACGCTGGCGATCGGTAAGGCACTCATGGAGAGCAAGCCGGACTGGAGCGATCTTGCTGAGCAGGCTGTTCGCTGGATGCATGAAGTGGGCCGTCCCTATCCGCAGTGTGGTTACGGCGGACGGTTCTGGGACTGGATGTACAGCAATAATCCTAAGCCCTACAATAGCTTCGGTAATGGAGCAGCCATGCGAGTGAGCGCCTGTGGTTTTGTGGCGGAAAGTCTTGAAGAGGCAAAGCAGCTATCTAAGGCGGTAACAGAGGTAACTCACAATCATCCAGAAGGGCTCAAGGGGGCAGAGGCAACTACGGTTGCAATCTATATGGCTAGAACCGGCAGCACGCTGGAGGAGATCCGCGAAGTCATCGAGCGCGAATACTATCCGATGAACTTTACGCTTAATGAGATCCGGGATACCTATGAGTTCAACGAAACCTGTCAGAACACCGTACCGCAGGCGATGATGGCATTCTTTGAATCGACAAGCTTTGAAGATGCGATCCGAAACGCCATTTCTGTTGGTGGAGATAGCGATACGCTGGCTGCAATCACAGGCGGCATTGCCGAGGCTTACTACGGAGTGCCGGACGATATCCGGGCCAAAGCGGTCGGCTATCTGGATAACAGGCTCAAGGAAATTCTTGAGCTGTTTGAAAACAGGAAGTTGACTTAAAGCAATTGATATTGGGAGTATGTTAGAAAACAAGATAAAGGCGTCACTCGATTGAGTGGCGTCTTTTTGCTTACCCGGGTTAGTAACACCATTGAAAAACAACTAGATAGGAGATAATACAAATACGCGATATATTGGTATCCGTAGTTACAGGAAACGAAGGCAGTTTATCGAACTGTAAGAGCAAGGTGAGGCAAAATTCATGACAATTGTCGCTTCAGAAACGACCACTAGACTAATGGATTATGGTATTCTAATAACAACGGAGGAACCGAAGAATGTGTATTCTAAGGAAACTGTCTGCCATGAAACAAGCGCGAATTCATGCTGCTGCAGTAAAGGCGTTTATAAGAGATAACATCCGGCAAAAGATTTCTTATTCGTTACCTAAGAATATAAAGCTGGATGTGAATACTGAAGAAAAAGCGATACCCTCCGATATACAGTATTCTCTCGCAGTTGATGATGGTTTCTTTAGCGAATACCATAAATGGGAAAACTCGCAGAAGCAGATGGAGTCATTTAGCGCGATTGTGCTTAGAAAGATTGATGAACGAGGAATGAGCGCAAAAGATTTCTATAGCAAAGCGGGTTTGGGAAGAAAGCTATTCTCAAAGCTTAAAACAGATTATTGCTATCAACCTAATCGGAAAACAGCAATCTGCTGCTGTCTGGCACTCGGTTTAGATCAGAAAGAAACGGATGCGCTGCTTAAAAGTGCTGGATATGCGCTGGCGAACACAAGCTCTTTTGATCTTGAAATCCAGTATTGCATCGCACATGAGATTTTCGACTTAATGGATGTGAACGCGATTCTGTATGAACTTGAGGAGAGATCTCTTTAATCAAGAACGGAGGATGAATGATGGCCTGGAACATGCATTGCTATGGAATTAAGGGTATGGCTGAATCGCGAGATGATCACATGAGTCTTCTAGCTTACATGGCGGGGGAAGCAAAACCTATTCCTGCGTATAGCGGACATTACTTGAACTACTACATGAAGAGTGTTCAGTTTTGTCTTCAGGCCAAAAGAACCGAGGAGAAGCATTATGATATTTGCGGCTCTGATACTCATAATACTGACACCAGAGTATGGGCATGCAAGGTAAAGAGCGTATTAAAGAGCGATCGCGATCCGCTGATGTCAAAGCGTTTATTGGTGACAAGTCTTGATGATGATAGCATGGCAGTAATAGAACTTATCAACGCCGATATTCTGCCCAATTATGACGAGGATGATATTATCAGATTCCAAGTAATTGCCCAAGGTATTAGAGCGAAATACTATCTTGATGAAGAGCAATATCATCAGGCAGAGGGATTCGATATTAAACCTGGACATCCTACACTAAAGCCGGGGAGAATGAGTGCAGCAATGGGAAGCTTACTCCCCTTTGGCTTTTTGAACCAGCATCTTGTCAGAGAAGAGGGAAAACCTCGACCAGAAGTTGACTATGATGAAGATCTGCTTGTTCAAGTAACCGGTATTGCAAAGGCATTCGCTGTGAAGGATGTTGTATTTGAAGGCGAACTTATGACCCAATATGTATCTTGTTTGATTGATACGCCATTTGGGGAACTGCCGCTGGTACATACTTTTGATGAAGTGCCTGAGGAATTGAGGGACAATCTTAAAGCTGGCGCAGTAGTTACGGCTGTATGTACGCTTTCTGGCGATGTAATGATTCATGACTATGAGAATGGAATTATCCTGAATACTGAGAATAATCTGAAGCTGTTTAAGTCTGCTTTTGGCGGTAAGGAGCAATGGCCCAGACTATATCCTGTGCTTGATGAGAAATGCCATTATAACTCGGAAGGTTCAAATAAGGAAATCATTGGTCGCGACGAAATAATTGCGTTTTTAGCTGAACGGGAGAAAGTGCAGAATACTCCGGAGCTAACTTATCATGCATGTTATGGAAAACTGTTGGAACCTAAGTGTGATGAGTTTCTGCTGGCACATAAAGAAGGAGAACATGTCGTTGTATTGTGGCAAGGCGAAGAAAGAAGCTATGAAGCCATTGTCTTTCTCCACAATAATGAAAATGGAATGGTAGACGATATCTATTTGTGTAAAGATAGTAGATATGTATTCAGAACTTACGATATCTGCCCTCCATTCGAGTATAAGCCTGAAAAGAATCATAATTATCAGGATCTAAAGGGACAAGAATTCCTACAGGCATATTTCCGAGATCACGGGCTTAGAAGGCGAGAGATTGATCTTCTGGATTTCTGGGGCTATTTTAGAGAGTGCCATAATATGATTGCCGATCAGCGTGGTATGAAATATGCGTATGAGGTAACTGAGAAAATGAAGCACTACAGAGGATTGCCGGCTGAGTATATTTCGAAACACTTAGATGAGGCACCATGGTATTGGCCAACCGCAATGAAGTTTTATAAGCTCGGATATGAACCGCCAGTTTCAAATGAGAAAGTATGGGGAATCATGGAATGCGAGTATAAAGGCAAATGCTATTTGTTTGGAATTGGCAAGGATGAGGTAACTATTACCGAAGACATGAGAAAGAATGGCAATTGGAGCATATACACGTATTCGGACTGAGTGCTATATTAGTGTGTATTTACAGGGCATTATGCCAACTGGATTACTCGAAGCAAACAAAATACACCTCCTGAATGCTTATTACGCGTATATGGACATGTTGAGGAGTATAAAATGATCAAGAGTAAGGAAGAGATTGAGTTTGACAATCTCAGAAAGCAGATTCGAGAAAAACTCCAGCGAGGATATGGCATAACGCCGGGAGATAGTAGGCCGCTTTCTGAGCACATCCGCATTATGAAAGAGGCATTGGAAACCGGCGTTTTGCCACCGCCTGTAAAAGAAGGCGTCGTTGGTCTTATGTAAATAAACGACAATTCATAACCGAATTGGGGCGCTACTCGTTTGAGTGGCGTCTTTTTTTGTTGTCGGGGGTTCGAAATGACCATCTTTTTCTGATATCTTCAGAAGGCAGGCCCAATGAGCCTTCTGGAATGGAGAAGAGCTATGAACCAGCAGCAAAAAGAGCATATTACCAAGCTGCGTACCCAGGGGATCAGCTATGGCCGTATAGCAAAGACACTAGGGGTATCTGTTAATACTGTCAAATCATTTTGCCGGAGGCAGAAAGATCCAAGGCAGATTCCAGCATCGACACCAGAAAAGAAGCTAGCTCAGAATCAAAATAGAATATGTCCCAATTGTGCGGCGATGCTGTTACAGAAGCCGGGGCATAGACAGAAACGATTCTGTTCAGAGCATTGCAGACGATCATGGTGGGCGGCACACCCGGAGGAAGCAAAGAAGGAAACCTGGCGGAGTGCAACGTGCTGCCAATGTGGTAAGTGCTTTTCGTATTATCGGAACAGGAAACGAAAGTACTGTTCACAGCGATGCTACCAGCAATATCGTATTGAGATTGGTGGTGGTGCGCGTGTATGACGAGACTGACCTGATGCACTACATGGCTGCAATGAACATCATTCGCCAATGGCTCAATGGCGGTATGATTACAGCTGCAGACTACGCGCAAATTGATACAATCGTGGCCGAAAAGTTTGGTATCCCATCTCGGAGCATATGGCGCGAGAATAACTTGATAATCTTCGACACTAACGGTAATATGCCACCTACGAAAGGAGGTATATCTGTTGGAACGCATTGTTGAACTTATCAAGCCCCTGAAACTGGTTGAAATCGTGCGGCTGCGGGTTGCCGCATATGCCCGTGTTTCGACTGGCAAGGATGCGATGCTCCAGTCGCTCTCGGCGCAGGTTAGCTATTACAGCAGCATGATTCAGCAAATTGATGAGTGGGAGTATGTTGCTGTGTATGCTGATGAAGATTGCACCGGCACCAAAGAGAATCGCCCAGAGTTCAAGAGAATGCTCGAGGATTGTCGGGCAGGCAAGATCGATATGATCATTACCAAGTCGATCAGCCGCTTTGCGAGAAACACGGTCACCCTGCTCAATACGGTGCGCGAGCTGAAACGTATCGGTGTGGCGGTCTACTTTGAGGAACAGAAGATTAATACCCTGACAGCAGATGGCGAGCTGATGCTGACGATCCTCGCGTCTTACGCTCAAGAGGAAAGTCTTTCAGTAAGCGAAAACTGCAAGTGGCGTATCCGTGACAAGTTTGCTGAGGGGCAATCCACTTCGTTCAACATGTATGGCTATAGGCTGGTGGACGGAGAAATCCGGATTGTTCCTGAAGAGGTTGGGCTTGTAAGATGGATTTTTGATGCATACCTGAGAGGATATGGTAAGCAGGCGATCTGCAATATGCTCCAAGCTACTGGCATTCCTGGACGAATCGGAGGAGAATGGGTGCCATTCACGATTTACAGCATGCTTCGCAATGAAAAATACGCTGGGGATCTGCTCTTGCAGAAGAGCTTTGTTGAGGACCACCTGACCAAGAAGCATCGCAAAAATAGGGGCGAGATGCCAAAGTACTTCATTGCAGACAACCACGAGGCAATCATAGACAGGGAAAAATTCTTAAGGGTACAGGAAGAGATAAAGGCACGGGCTGAGTACTATCAGCATCCGCAGGGTGAGACAAGTGAGCTCACCTCGAAAATCAAATGCGGGATTTGCGGAAAAAGCTACCGCCGGTGTACGACAAAGGTAAGGAAGAAGTGGTCTTGTGCGACGTACATCACGCGCGGGAAAAAGAGCTGTTCATCAAATTCGATACCAGAAACAACATTGAAAGAAGTGTGCGCTTTGGCATTGGGCCTGCCGAGCTATGATGCGGAATCTGTGAGATTCCGTATTGAGTTCATTGAGGCCATGCCAGAGCGTACACTTCGTTTTCATATGAGGGATGGAACTTCTTGCGAGCTTCAATGGGAGTGGCCAGCAAGAGGTGATAGTTGGACAGAGGAAATGAGAGAAAAGGCAGCGGAGAGAGCGAGGGTACAGAATGCAAGGAAATCTGGCAACGCGTAAGGTTCAGGTAATCCCGGCAGCGCCGAGAGTGCAGCTGATGCAATCGAGCATCACACAAACGCGGATACTTAGGGTTTCTGCATATGCGCGTGTTTCAACCGATCAGGAAGAGCAGCTTACGAGCTACGAAGCGCAGGTCGATTATTACACGCGACTGATTAAGAGTAAGTCAGAATGGGAGTTCGTTGGGGTATATACCGACAAAGGCATTACTGGTACCAACAGAAAAAAGCGCGATGGCTTCAATCGGATGATCAAGGATGCGCTGGATGGAAAAATCGATATGATCATCACGAAATCAGTCAGCCGCTTTGCTAGAAACACCGTGGATACGCTCACGACGATCCGAGAGCTCAAGAGCCATGGAATCGCAGTTTATTTTGAAGAACAGAATATCAATACGCTGGACGGCAAGGGCGAGTTGCTGATTACGATCATGAGTAGTTTGGCTCAGGAAGAAAGCCGATCGATTTCGGAAAACGTCACCTGGGGTATGCGTAAGAGATTTTCGGATGGAAAAGTCAGTATGGCCTATAAGTACTTCCTGGGTTATGAAAAGGGGAAAGACGGACTGCCGAGCATTGTTGAAGAAGAGGCGCAGATTGTCCGCTATATTTATAGAATGTTCCTTGAGGGAAAAACTGGGGTCGGGATTGCCAAAGCACTTGAGGATATGGGCATCCCTTCGCCCATGGGATCAAAGAAGTGGTCCAATACGACGGTTATGAGTATTCTGCAAAACGAGAAGTATCGGGGCTCGGCAATCCTCCAAAAGACATACACGGTCGATTTTCTGGAAAAGAAGGTGAAGAAGAACAAAGGTGAGGTACCGCAATACTATGTTGAACACAGTCATGAGCCGATCATTGACCCGGTGGAGTTTGATCATGTGCAGCTCGAGCTGAAACGCAGAAGAGCAAATCGAGGTAGACACAGCTCAAAGAGCGTTTTTTCCTCGAGGATTGAGTGCAGTGATTGCGGGGCCTATTATGGACGGAAGGTATGGCATTCGAATAGCGAGTATAGAACGGAGGCTTGGCAATGTAATGGGAAATACAAAGGGGAGCATCGCTGCACGACACCACACCTTAAGGAAGAGGAGCTTAAAGCACGGTTTGTGAAAGCCTTTAACCAGATCATGACAGTCCGTGAAGGGGCAATTGAAGCTTGTAACATCACGATCGAGGCAGTTTGCGGTTTGACGCAGCTTGACCAGAAGATACAGGCTGCAACAGATGAGATTAGTGTATTGGTTGAACTTTCCAAGCAAATGATCAAAGAGAATGCGCAGACAGCTCAAAATCAAGCGGAATATCAAAGTCGCCATAGCGAAATGATCACTAGATACAATGCAGCAGAGGCACGGCTTAATGAGCTCAACCGAGAGCGGAATCGTAGGATCCAGATGAGGCAGGAGATCGAGTGGTTTATGGAAGGGATTAAGGGGCGAGAGGAATTGCTCACCGAGTTTGATTGCAGCCTGTTCGTGGCGGTTGTCGAAAAGATGCAGGTGTATTCGGATCGCCGGGTAGTCGTACGGTTCAAGAACGGAATGGCGATCGAGACTTGGGATGAATGACGGGCAGAAAAATAAGACCGGTCAGCTTTAGGCTGATCGGCCTTTTATGCTATGGGTTCTAGTCGGATCCCGGCAATTAAGCTATCAATAGCGTGAGTTTCTTTGGTTGGGAAATCATTACATGTTTCAGGACAAGAAATCAGGATTGTCAGTTGCGCGTATTCTTGATGATTGAAAGGATTACGAAAGCGTAGCTCATAGTATCGCTCATTGCCTGCCGTATATTTTACATGATGCCCATGGATTCCGTTGATGGTTATAGATTCTGGAACCAAGGCATGTTCACCAGCATTGATCAGTATCGCGCGCAGCTCTTCAAAGGTTGAACCTTTCGAAGAAGCAGCTTGAATGAATACGCTGTATTCCTTATTTGGTGAAATGAGACATAGGCAATTGTCAGAAACCGTATCCGGGGTTGTATTGAGATAGAAGCCATCAGGGACGATGAATGACATGCCGGGAATGTGAAAACGTCCATTGCGATATTGAATCATAGCATCACTCTCTCGATCAGGATTCGATGAATATGGTTTCGACATGTGTTTGCTGGGCATATTGAATGGTGTTTCTTGTCCCGCCAGGTTCACCATTGAATGCTGCGATCAAGAGCGAAGAATGATCGACCATCCACATATTACGCTTTTGATAGCAGCTCATTGAGAAATGAGGGGAGATTATGCGCGATAGATCGGCAGAATTAAGCACATTATGGTAACGATTCTGCCAATCAGGGCTCCAGGAATGCTCGAAACCTGGATGAGGAATGGCACAAATGAGATGTAAATCAGGATTGGCTTGTTTTCGTTCGATGACAAGCTCGGCAGCCCAGAGATCAACACCTTGAGCCATACCTGTAATGAATGTGCGAAAGCCACGTTGTATTGCCTGATCAATGGCCTTGGAAAGCACTGCTTTGATTTCTTTTTCGCTTTGCTTGAGTTTCCCGGGGCGATGGCCGGTAAAGCAGCAACGCTTTCGCCTTTTTTCTGCTTCAGATATTGTCATTACCTGTTACCTGTCGGATTCATTCCAGACACCTATCGAGAATGTTGTGTTTTCTGGAACACTGGGGATCAAGAAGGAGTAGTCTCCAGGCGTTTCAATTCTGTATTCAGCTTGCCCGTTTGTATAGGCAAATGGTGAGAGGCTGAATGTCTCAGCGGCCAGACGCGAAGCCCAGATCCGGCGATCGCTTATCGAAGGAAAAGCTTTTATAATGATGGCTTGTCCTTCATCTAAACCTTCTATAAAGATTCTGTGGTCACCAGCAGCGGAGGCTGTGCTTTTTGTTTGGTGTACTGGAACCGATGCAAACACAGTAAAAGCAAGCACACCGAAGAAGCACAGCAGAATTATAAGAAAACACACGCGATGCCAAGAGTGTCTCATGATCGTACTCCAGCGAGATTCACCGTGCGTGTAGGCACACAGTTCTCGTAAAATCACTCAGTTGGTAGATCGTACCTCTCAATTATAGCATGTCGTGGTGTGGAATAGAAGATGATCGACTCTAAAAATCACTCAAACATTTGAATGCAATCTCTCAACTGAGAGATTTATCGCCACTCAAAAATCATATAGAATTAACATGGGTGGTGATGGTGTGATTGATGTGGCTGAACGTATAAAAGTATTGATGGAAGAGCGTGGCTTGAACATAAATACTTTGGCGAAGAGATCGAACCTGTCCTGGACGACGATCAACAACTTTTATTCTCGTGAGACGATTCCGACGGTTCCAACTCTTTCTATGATTTGTGATGGTCTAGGCGTCACCCTTGCTCAGTTCTTCGATGAGGATGGAAAGACGGTTGAACTTACTGCTGATCTGCAGCATGTTGTTGATCGGTGGGGACAGCTTACCGATCGTGAGAGACAAGCGATCAGTGAAACAATGGATATCATGATTGAGAATCGTAGCCAAGAAGGCTAATCTCAGATTATTGTAGTTAAAGGCGGATACTCGCAGGTGATGTGAGTGTCCGCCTTTTTTATTATGCAATTCGGTGATCGACATCCAAGCAGGCATATTGGAGGATGTCTTCTGCTTTGTATTTTGTATTGAGCCAGTCTCTGAGCATCGACTTGGGGAGAATGACGGGCATGCGATTGTGGATGAATTCGATGCTTGGAGCCGGGGATCGTGTGAGGATGGAGAATACAGGTGTGCCTTGTTCTAACCTGTAGATACCTGCCATATAGATTATGTTTTCTGCAGTGCTGCCAATGGCATGTTTGATCTTAGCACGCCCGTTTTTCTCCCACTCAAAATAGTAGCTAGCAGGAATGATGCAACGTCGCTGTGCCATTCCATCTTTGAATGTCGGCTTTTCGCTGGCGGTTTCACTTCGTGCGTTAATCAGCCGGTTTCCATCAGATGTTGTATAGCCCCATTCCATGGCAAAAGGGGTAGGCTTGAGGGTTTTGCTGTTCGCGATGACGGGGACAGTATCGCTGGGAAAGACCTCGCCAGACGTTTTTAGGGCAGAAGTGTTGCTGGAGGGCTTTCTGTTAAGAATATCAATGATCTGCTGAAGTTCCTCAGCTTTATCGTCATCGATAAAGTAACGTCCACACATATTACAGCCCTCCTTTACGAAATGGTCAAACTGTGATCAATGTCGTATACAGGTACACCAAGGCCTAGAGCGTAATTGCTGTCTTCAGATGCAGTAGAAGAGCCGTCGTGGAGGAGCAAGAGCATATCAGCATTGGTGATCATATAGAGATCGGTTGTGCGTGTACAGAGAAGAGGCTTGTGCTTCAAGTCGGTGACAATATCTGCCTGTTCACATAGGCCTTGAGTTGTTGCGAGGGTATCGGTGCTGGCGGCTGATCCAACTCGAACGATCTCAAGTAAGACATCACTATATGCATCGCGTAAAGCGATGACGGCTTCGGCCATATCCGTTTCAAGACCTGGTCGACCGCTGCTGATAAAGTGCTTGTAGCCGGATCGGATGAGGTGTTCGATCTGCGATTGCGATGAAGAAGTGGAGTAGTGCTTGCTGGAGTCTCCGCTAATGAACGCGCAGCGCCTGAAGCTGGGATGAGGAAGGCGACGAGTATTGTTCTTCATAGTCAGTCACCTCCGTCATCAATTGAGCACCTGACAATACGGCTGACATTGCTCTTCAGCTGGCTAGCATCCAAAATGCCAGAAAACGAAACACCGACGACATCGGAGGGGGTCTTTTCGAGATTGCAATCAATGCACAGAACGCCGCCGTCTGCCACCTCAATACGAACACGCTGCGTACCATCGCTGGAGGGGGTATTCATCTCGATATTGCGTCTAAGGATGATGTTGCGCCCCTTTGAACTGGAAATCGATGCGATTTTTCCTTCATTTTTCAGGATTCTAATGTGCCTTGCAACGGTAGACGGGGATTGAAGCCCAACGGCTGCGGCAATTTCTCTGTAACTCGGGGCGTAGCCATTGGTGTCGTGGCAGTCCGATATGTATCTAAGAATGCTGCTTCGTGTATCATTCTGTCTCATTATAATCATCCTTCCATTCCATAAACCAGCGTCCAAGATTCGAACTGCCATAATCGCAGTTGTGTTCAAAAAACAGATAGCGGATTTGCCCACAGATTTCAAGTGTATAGCGGTCGCCTTGACCTCCTGCTTTGAGCGCTGGGGCAGGACGAATGTCCAGGACTCGATCAATTCTGTATCTAGCACCGTCTGTCCAGATGAAGGATCGAGGGAGCATCGTACCGTCCTCACGAAAAACGACAGACACAGGAAGGTATAGGCGCTTCCAGTGTTCTACGGCTTTGGGCATAGCGCCACCTCCTCAAAAGGGTACAAGAAATAAACCGACATAGGATACGTCGGACTGTTGACGTATTCGGGTTACTTTTTCGCCTTTTGTTCGTGGCGGAGCTCTTCAAGGATTTCCAATTCAGCATTAGTAGCATACTGGTCGGCTTCAACGATACCAAGCACCCTTCCAACACAGCGGACATCATCGCCCTCAGTAAAGCGAAGGACGGGATACTCGGGATTGTGCGAATGGAGACCATCGGCCTGATACTCTTTGACAAATCCATCGCCGTTGACAATGAAAATGCCAATTTCACCGGGCTCAATAGAAGTAGTGTGCTCGATGAAGAGATCGTCACCATTGTGGAAGGTGGGTTCCATACTGTTGCCGGTTACAGTAATGATTTCATCTGCGCGACAGGCATTCCGATCGGAGCGGACATAGACATAATGGCCATTGCTCCTGGCCTCGAGGGGGTTGCCGGTACCGGCGGCGGTGAGCTGCTCGTTTTTGAAGGTGCGCTCAAAGCCGCGTTCGCAGCGCCTGCGAAGCTCTTGCTCGGCCTGTTCGAGCATGCTAGAAATCAGGGAATCAACCAGATCCTGATTGTTGCTGGTCAGGAGCCTGTAGTTGTTCATATGGCGCTGTTCCCTCGGGATAAGCTCACTGGGGCGGCTGGGCATTCCAAAAAATGCAGAGATAGACATATCCAATGCATCGCAAAGTACAGGGATGATGTTAAGGTCCGGCCTGGATCGGCCAGCCTCCCAGTTTGAAACAAGGTTTTTTGAAACACCAATCATATCAGCAAGCTGGGGCTGGTTAATACCGCGATACTGTCGCCAGGCACGAATAACCTCTCCGTAAGTCTCCTTGTTGAAAGCAAGGAGCTTTTCATTCTTGGCGCTAGAAAGGCTGATGACAGTAGAGCCAGCCTTCGCATCTTTCGTCGTTTTCATGGCACAACCTCCAGATCGTGATCTGCTTGTAGTGTAGCACACAAATTATGTACTGTAAAGACCTGAATTTCAGAAAAAGAATGGAAGAATCGCGCAATGGAGCGAAAATGAGGAGAAAAAAGTTTCGATTAGCGGCACATTTGTTCTCTACGTATCGTTTGCGGGTTAAAAATTTGTGTGCTAGACTCTTGCTTGTCGATAGGAGCCTATTGGGAAATGGATAGAGAGGTGGAACAACGTGCCCAGAGACATTATCCTTCACAGCGACCTGAACTGCTTTTATGCGTCGGTCGAGATCAACGAGAATCCACAGCTGCGAGATAAGGCAATTGCTGTTTGTGGAAGCACAGAGAACAGGCATGGTATTGTCTTGACGGCATCGTACCCTGCCAAGCGCAGAGGAGTGAAGACTGGTATGGCAAATTGGGAAGCAAAGCAAGCTTGTCCCGGACTGATCTGCGTGGACCCGCATTATGAGCTGTACCTGAAGTATTCACGGCTTGTCAGACGGATCTACTCGCGGTACTCCGATGCCATTGAACCCTTTGGAATGGATGAAAACTGGATTTCTATTCCGTATTGCAAGGGTGTAACCAAGACGGGGTTTGAGGTGGCAGAGGAAATACGTCGTGCGGTCAAAGATGAGATCGGTCTTACAGTATCGATCGGCGTTTCGTTTTCAAAGATCTATGCCAAATTGGGTAGCGACATGAAGAAGCCAGATGCGGTGACGGTTATCGATGAGGAAAACTATAGAGAAAAGGTCTGGCCACTGCCGGTATCAGATTTGCTGTACGTTGGACGGCAGACAACCAAGAAGCTTAACAGAATGAATGTGACGACGATTGGCGATCTAGCTAACTTCGATCCGTACCTCTTGCAGTCGAAGTTTGGGATTAACGGGATTAAGCTGTGGCGCTTTGCCAATGGTGCTGATCAGGCATCTGTGAAACCGTGTGATTATGTCGATCCGATCAAATCGGTCGGACACGGCGCGACGAGCGTAGTTGATTTGGAGTCGAACTATGAAGTGTGGTGTGCTCTGTATGAACTGGCCCAGGATGTTGGGCATCGGCTCAGGAAGAGTGGACTGCTTGCAAAAGGCGTACAGATTACGGTAAAGGACAATGAGCTCATGTATAGGCAATATCAGCTGACATTGGATTTTCCGACACGCAGTCCACTTGAACTCGCACAGGCGGGTTTTGCGCTCTTCAAGCTGCGCTACCAGTGGCTCAAGCCTGTACGGGCCGTCACAATCAGGGGCATCAACCTGGTTTCGGAAAATAAACCTATGCAACTGGATGTATTTTGCGATTATCATCGTCGAGAAAAGCAGCAAGCGCTAGACAACACCATTGATGATATCAGGCACAGATTCGGGCAGCGAGCCATTGTTGCGGCTTCGCTGATGAGTGATCTGAAGCTAGCGAAGGATAAGTGTGATCTTGTTGTTATGCCAGGAATGATGTATACGTGAAGAATGGAGGAAGGCTATGGAGAAGCAGCGTGTTATTAAGAGGGTCTCGGTACGCAACAAGCACAGCATATACAAAAGCAATCCGCGTGTATTTGACGTGGTGCTGATCGGAAAGAGGATATATTTTGAAGTGAAAACAGGAAAATCTCAGACGGAACGGATTCCTTTTGAGGATGTCCTTGAGCAAGTTGAGACTGTTGCGCAGACAGGTAACATCAGAATACCAGCTCAAAGTACTACCGCGAACTGAGCCGCAGCAAGGCTGCAGAGCATCAAACGGCGGAGCCATAACCACTGAACAACGATACAGTGGTATAGCTCCGCCGTTTTTTGTGTCTTGGAAAGGAGTCAAGTAACGTATGCAGACAATTAAAAACGCAAATGGCAAAACCGTATGCCGCATAGATGCCAATAATCGCAAGGTTGAAATTGTACATAAAGGGTTCAAGACAACTGTCACATTCCTTGAAGGCGGGGAGATTAAGATAGAGAACTCTACCGCTGCTTAATCAAATATCTGTAACGACGAATCCGCAGAACCGCTAGACGGGCATGGAAACGTATCTTTTGAGGTATGTTCCCGCCCGTCTTTTGCGTTCTGTGGATTATGCAGATGCAGACTCGGACGGTCCTGCGGATTCAGGCAAAACGACCTGAAACGGAGGATCATGATGAGACTGCAGAAGACCAGCAAGAAGAATCGTACTACTTACATTTACTATGGCGCGGACGGAAAGAAGCTCATGGAGCTCAAGCCGGGAGAAAACGGCGTCACTGAGGCGGACATCGCCATGCTTCATGAGCAGGATGATGTGGAACTCAATGCGCAGAGACGTGAAGTTTATCATGCGCCGGTTTATTATGACAAATATTGTCGGGATGCATCGGATCGAAATCCGTACCTTTGCGACACAGCGGAAGGGCCGGAAGAATTGGTTGTGAAGGCAATTGAGGCTGAGGAACGTGCGAAGGCAATTGAAATCCTGTGGGCAGCATTGCTTCCTCAGCAGCGAGAGTTGGTGCTCAAGAAACTGAAGGGAATGACCAATACAGAGATCGCTGCCAATGATGGCGTATCTGAAGCGGCTGTTCGGAACCGGCTGCACAAGATCCAGGAGCGATTCAATAGGGTGAAATAAAATTCTGAAAAAGGGGTTCGGATTAAGCGTGCTTTTCGCTTATGACCAGAGGGTAGGAGTAAACGCCCTCGGGAAGGAGGCAAAGAGCCATGAGTCTCAGACACAAAGTGTGCATCAGTGTCAGTCGCCCAGACGGTGGGAAGCAGAACATCATCAAGGGCAGCACATGCACCATGCGGAGCCGACTGCTGAATTTCTTGTTCGGCGAGAAAGTTGGAGTGATCGTACTAACGCCCGGTGAAACAGTGGAAAACGTGGAAATCAAGGAAATTGGAGGCGAAGCATAATGGCCAAAGTCAAGGAACTCTCTATGGCAGTTGAGGAGCTTCGCCGATGTGGTGAAGCGCTGATCAATGTGGCTGACAGCTTGAAAGACATGTTCAGCGGTGATAGCGCTGGAGAGTGCAATCAAGCAGAAACACCAGCCGCTAAGCCGATCCCGCTTGAAAAGGTCCGAGCTGTGCTGGCAGAAAAGTCTGTCCAGGGTAAGCGGAAGGGTGTTCAGGCGCTGATCATCAAGTATGGTGCTGAGCGCTTGAGTGACATTGCACCTGAGCACTATGCCAGTTTGCTGGCCGAGGCGGAGGTGCTGTAATGGCAGCAAAGAAACATGCGATCCTTTCTGCTTCCTCTGCGCATAGATGGATGAACTGTAATCCATCTGCGCGTCTTGAGCAAGAGTTTGAGGATCGTGAAACAGAGGCGGCTGCAGAGGGTACTGCTGCACATGCATTGTGCGAACATAAGCTGCGCCAGGCAATGAAAATGCAGTCGCGTAAACCCACTTCCCAGTATGACTGCGATGAAATGGATGGCTATACGGACGAATATGTTCAATTTGTGCTCGACACGCTGAACGAGGCCCGAGAGAACTGTGCGGATCCTATGCTGATGATCGAACAGCGACTGGATTTCTCGTGCTATGTGCCGGATGGGTTCGGTACTGGCGACTGCGTTATCATAGCAGACCGCACACTCCATATCATCGACTTCAAATATGGGCAAGGGGTATTGGTAGAAGCGGAAAACAATCCGCAGATGATGCTTTACGCGCTTGGCGCATTAACCGTGTATGAGTGCCTATACGACATCGAAGAAGTGTCCATGACCATCTACCAGCCACGCAGAGAGAATATCTCCACATGGACGATCTCCGTGGAAGCACTCAAAGAGTGGGCTGAAAAGGAACTTATCCCCAAGGCTAAGCTGGCTTTTGAAGGCAAAGGGGAATACAGTCCTGGCCCGTGGTGTGTCTTCTGTAAGGCTGCGGTCAAATGCCGAGCTCGGGCAGAAGAAAAACTGGCTCTGGCACGATATGAGTTCGCAAAGCCACCAATGCTCGCAGATGCGGAGATCGAGGAGATTCTGGGTAAGCTGGATGATCTGACCCGCTGGGCAGAGGAGATCAAAGCGTATGCGCAGGATGCCGCGCTGAACTCCGGAAAACAGTGGGCTGGCTACAAGGTGGTCGAAGGCCGCTCCGTTCGCAAGTATTTAGACGAGGAAGCGGTTGCTGAGGCTGCCAAGGCAGCGGGCTATCATGACATCTTCAGAAGAACACTTCTGCCGATCACCGAAATGGAGAAGCTGATGGGTAAGCAAGGGTTTGCAGAAATCCTGGGCGGGCTGGTTGTAAAGCCCGCAGGAAAGCCGACCCTCGTTCCTGTGTCGGATAAGCGTCCGGCTATCACCAATGCAAAACATGACTTTAATGACATTCAGGAGGATTAAGTACTATGGCAAAGCAGATTAACACTAAAGTTGTAACCGGTCTCGTCCGTCTTTCTTACGCTAATGTTTGGGAACCCAAGTCCATCAACGGCAGCGATCCCAAGTATAGCTGTTCCATCATTATTCCTAAGTCCGATAAGGAAACCGTCGACGCAATCAATGCCGCTATCGATTGCGCTATCAAGGAAGGCATCGGCAAGTTCGGTGGTAAGATTCCCCCGAAGGGCGCTCTGAAGCTTCCGCTGCGCGATGGCGATACCGAGCGTGATGATGACAACTACGCAAATTGCTATTTCATCAATGCAAACAGCAAAACCGCTCCTCAGATCGTGGACAAGCGCGTTCGCCCGATCCTTGACCGCAGTGAAGTGTACTCCGGCGTGTATGCCCACGTTTCCCTGACGTTCTACGCCTTCAATACGAACGGCAATAGGGGCGTTGCCTGTGGTTTGGGCAATATACAGAAGGTACGAGATGGTGAGCCTCTGGGCGGTCGCACCAATGCTTCCTCCGAGTTTGAAACCCTTGAGGATGAGGATTTCCTGTCCTAATGGACACAAGAAACGGGCGGCGGAGCAATCTGCCGCCTTGTTTCATAGGGAGGTATGATGATGAAAACACTGTCTATTGACTTGGAAACATATAGCAGCGCGGATATCAGTAAGACCGGTGCGTATCGGTATTGTGAGTCTCCAGATTTTGAAATCCTTCTTTTCGCATACAGCGTAGATGGTTCGCCTGTCCAGCTAGTCGATCTGACCTGCGGTGAAAGCATTCCTGCTGATGTGTATGATGCGCTTATCGATCCTTCCGTTACAAAGTGGGCATTCAATGCCAGTTTTGAGCGCATCTGTCTTTCGCGATGGCTTGGTTTGCCATCAGGTGTCTATCTGGATCCGCAGCAGTGGCGCTGTTCAATGATCTGGTCTGCATATCTGGGGCTGCCATTGTCTCTAGCTGGCGTAGGTGCAGTGCTTGAACTGGACAAGCAAAAACTGGATGCTGGCAAAGACCTTATCCGGTACTTCTGTAAGCCTTGCAAGCCTACGAAGAAAAATGGAGGACGCACTCGTAACCTGCCCAGACATAATCCGGGTAAGTGGGAACAGTTCAAAAGATATAATATCCGCGATGTGGAAACAGAAATGGAAATCCAGAAAAAGCTTGCTCGTTTTCCGGTTCCGGAGTTCGTTTGGGATGAATACCATTTGGATCAGGAAATCAATGATCGCGGTATCCGACTGGATATGCGCATGGTTGATAGAGCCATTGCTGTGGATGGCCAGTCTCGAAGCGATCTCACTTCACAAATGCGATCGATTACAGCACTTAAAAACCCCAATTCTGTCGCACAGATGAAAGCTTGGCTCAATGAACACGGTATGGAAATTAAATCCCTCAGTAAAAAGGAAGTGGCAGCAATGCTCAAAGACGCGCCACCCTATATGAGGGAAACGCTGATCCTTAGGCAGCAGCTAGCAAAGAGTTCTGTCAGAAAGTATCAGGCCATGCAGAACTGTGTCTGTGATGATGGACGAGCCCATGGCATGTTTATGTTTTATGGAGCGAATCGTACTGGCAGATTCAGCGGTAAACTCATCCAGCTCCAAAATCTCCCCCAAAACCACATCAAGGATCTTGACGAAGCACGCGCGCTCGTTCGTCGTGGGGACTATGCGTCTCTTCAGATGCTTTACGATAGTGTACCAGATGTCCTGTCTGAATTGATACGCACAGCCTTTATCCCGTATGAGGGCGGTAAATTTATTGTGGCAGACTTTTCTGCCATCGAGGCTAGGGTCATTGCGTGGATGGCAGACGAAAAATGGCGTCTGGAGGTATTCAAGAACGGAGGCGACATTTATTGTGCGAGTGCTAGCCAGATGTTCGGTGTCCCTGTGGAAAAACACGGCATCAATGGCCATTTGCGCCAAAAAGGTAAGATTGCTGAATTGGCGTTAGGGTATGGCGGTTCCGTTGGAGCGCTCAAAGCAATGGGTGCTCTGGAAATGGGTATTCCGGAAGAAGAACTGAAACCGCTGGTCGAGGCGTGGAGGGATGCCAATCCCAACATCACTGAACTCTGGTGGGATGTGGACCGCGCGGTCAAGGAGGCTGTAAAAGAGAGAACGACGTCAGAGACGCATGGGATTCAGTTTATGTACCAAAGTGGATTCCTGTTCATTTGCCTACCCTCTGGAAGACGGCTTGCATACGTGAAGCCGCGTATAGGTGAGAATAGGTTCGGTGGGGAGTCTATCACCTATGAAGGCATCGGCGGTACAAAGAAGTGGGAACGGCTCGAAAGCTATGGTCCGAAATTTGTTGAAAATATAGTTCAATCGCTCAGCAGAGATATTTTATGTTACGCAATGAAAACGCTGCGGTCCTATAGCATTGTAGCGCATGTTCACGACGAGATCATAATCGAAGCAGATCCTAGTGTTTCGCTCGAAGAAGTGTGTAGGCAAATGGGCAGAACGCCTCCATGGGCTGAAGGACTGATTCTCCGGGCAGATGGCTACGAGACGCCGTTTTACAAAAAAGACTGATAAACCTTGCAAAATCAACTTGCTATTTCATGCGAATAGAGCGTATATGTCACTACCTCAAAAGAAAGGAGAGTTATCATGGCTTACGAGGATATTCTTAAACTTAGCGAAGGAACTCATGTGGTAAAGGATAATGGCAAACGTTGCATGGTTGTACGCCTGCAAGATGGTTTCACCCTGATTACCATCGAGGCTGACAAGAAGATGCTTATCCAGCGTTTCAGTGAAGATGCGCAGCTTCTGTGCGAAGACAGGCTCGACAATGTATTTGCATGACAGGTAAAGAGGAGGCATAAGATGAGAATCCTGATTGTTGAGCCGGGAAAGCATCCCCGCAAAGCAGACATTTCGCACAACCTTTATGATCTTCAGAAGACGGTTGGCGGTTACATTCAGGCCATATACCCGTGGGAAGACCGGGTTGCCCTCGTTTGTGATGAGGAGGGACTTCTAAAGAATGCGCCATTTAACCGCCTGGTTGCACCGCAGACAGCCATTTTCGGAACGTTCTTCATCTGTGGGCTGGCCGAGGAAGAATTTGACGATCTGCCAGATGACCAGATGGAGAAATACAGTAAGCTGCTGTATGAGCCGGAGGTGCTTTTCAAAACGCCCATCGGCTTAGTAACCATGTCCCTGACCGCGTTTCGCGAAATCTCCAGCGCTGAAGATTAACTTCTTAAATCAAAAACTTTATACCAGCAGTAGAATGACAAATCCTATTCTTTGTGTTATACTGAGTCCATAATCCAAGAAGAAAGGAGTTTTCGAGATGTTTGCTGTTTCCATGAAGTCGGATCTGTGCAAAGAACTTAGTCTGGTACTGCCGGAATCGCAGTATCATATTTTGTCATGCCTGCATTCGACGAAGATGGAAGCGCTGAACCCTCGAAGGCTCTGCTAACATAGGATAGGCGCAATTGTACCCTCAGTCCACCCGTCAATGCATGGCGGGTGGATTTTATTTTTACCGATTCCAGGAGGTGGAATATGATTATTCAAGGAAAGGTCGCTACGGCTATTGCATATGCAAGCGTGATCGAGCAAGAGGCCATTGATCAGATTCGTCGCATGTGCGACTACGATTTTACAGAGGGCTGCAAGATTCGAATCATGCCTGACGTTCATGCTGGCAAGGGATGTACGATCGGCACGACCATGACCATCCAGGACAAGGCCGTTCCCAATGTGGTCGGTGTAGATATCGGATGCGGTATGTATACCGTCAAGCTGAATGAGCGTGAGGTTGACTTTGCGCGCTTCGATGAGGCAGCACATTACGTTCCTTCTGGCATGAATGTCTGGGAAGGGAGAAAGGAGCCTTTTGATCTGGAGGCGCTGCGCTGCTACCGTGCGCTCAAGGATACTCGCAGGCTCCAGCGGTCTCTGGGTACACTGGGCGGCGGCAACCACTTCATCGAGATCGATCGAGCAGCAGATGGTACGCTGTACCTCGTTATCCATACCGGCAGCCGGAACCTTGGCAAGCAGGTGGCCGAGCATTATCAGAACCTTGCGATCGAACTGAACCAAGGTCGTGAGGAGTATTTCAAGAAGCGCGATGCGATCATTGCTGAGTACAAGGCAGCAGGACGGCGCAAGGAGATTCAAGCTGCCCTCAAGGAGCTGCATTGGGCTAACAAGCCTTTGACGGTTCCGGAGGATCTGTGCTATGTGTACGGCGAGTATCTGGATGACTACCTGCACGACGTAGAGCTTTGCCAGCAGTTTGCTCGTCGCAACCGTGAGCTGATTGCAGAGATTCTGCTTTCCCGCTCTGGATTGACCGGCGGCGATGCGTTTCACACCATTCACAACTACATTGATACACAGGAGATGATTCTGCGTAAGGGTGCCATTGCAGCGCACAAGGGAGAGAAGGTACTCATCCCGATCAACATGCGTGACGGATCTGTTCTCGCCATCGGTCGCGGCAATCCTGAGTGGAACTACTCTGCGCCGCATGGCGCTGGCCGCCTGATGTCTCGAACTGCAGCGCGTCAGACACTCGACATGGAAGCATACGCGGATGCCATGAAGGGCATCTACACGACTTCTGTTAACCCTTCTACCATTGACGAGGCTCCGATGGCCTATAAGTCCCTTGAGGACATCATCGGAGTCATTCGGGATTCAGTCGATGTGATCGACATTATGAAGCCCATCTACAATTTCAAGGCTTCCGACTAAGCTGCGGCTGGCCGGTTGCCAGAAAGGAGAAACCTATGAATCTTCCTGTTGTAAACATGAAGCAGACCGGCCAGAATATCACCATGCTTCGTGAGCAGCGAGGCATTTCTGTCAAGCAGCTCCAGCGCATGATGGGTTTTGCGACACCGCAAGCTATCTACAAGTGGCAGCACGGAGAGTCTTTGCCGACGGTGGACAACCTTGTGGCACTTTCAGTGATCTTTGCTGTTCCTATTGATACGATTCTCATTACCGGGGCTGCTGCATAGACCGAATACACACGACACAGCGGATGATACAGAACAATTCTGTATTATCCGCTTTTTTTATTTTTTAGGGGTTCGAAACCCTTCGAGAGTTCGCTTATCGCCAGAGGGCAGCGAAAAAGCAGACCCAGAAAGGCGGTAACCAAATGATTCGCAATCTATCAACCGGTGTCCACGCTTTCATAGCTGGGCGGACTACACATGAAAGGTGGGATAACTCGTGAAGCTCAGCAAGTTCAACCATGAAGGGTACAACGATCCGACCGTGTACAAAGCGCTTACCAGTATTGAAAAGGAGCGAAAGCTAGAAGCACGTTTCAGACCAATGGTTTATATCTGCTCGCCATATGCAGAAAACATCGATAGGAATGTAGCCAATGCGCAACGGTATTCGCGGTTTGCAGTCGACAGTGGGTGTCTTCCAATCACGCCGCATCTGTACTTCCCGCAGTTCCTGGATGACAACAACAAGCATGACAGACGCATTGCGATGCTCATGAACAGGATTCTGATGGGGAATTGTTCAGAAGTTTGGGTATTCGGGGATCGATTCACTCAGGGGATGGAAGCAGAGATCCGAATGGCTAATGAGAAGAAAATGCCTATTCGCTACTTTACAAGGAGATGCAAGGAGATTCACTGATGGCAGAAATCAAGCTATATTTTGCCGACTGTGCGGGTACTCCGAGCAATTGCAGCTATCCGCATGAAGCGGTCATCACGGATGAAACGATTCTGCGTCAGGTTGTTCGCCGTGATTATGTGTGCGTTGCCTATCAGAAAGGCTATCGTGCGAACTCAAATTTTCTAACCACAACTTGTCTGGGCATGGACTGCGACAACGACCATTCTGAGAACCCGGATGAGTGGGTTACCCCTGAAGACGTGCGCAGGACGTTCCCGGATACGACCTTTGCTGTGCATTTTAGTCGCAACAGCATGAAGGAGAAGCGTGGAAAAGCTCCACGTCCGAAGTTCCATGTGCTTTTCCTCATTGACGAGATGACGGATCACGCTGAATACAGCAATTTGAAGAAGCGCGTGAACAGCATCTTCCCGTACTTTGATACCCGGGCGCTTGATGCAGCACGTTTTTTCTTCGGTACTGATGACCCAGAGGTCGAGTTCCATTCCGGCAAGATGACGCTGAACGAGTGTATAGAGATGTACTACCCGGAATGCGACGAGAATGCTTTCTGGGATTTGGACATCAATTGCTCCGGCACGATTCCTGAAGGCAGCCGAAACAGTACGATGTCTCATTTCGCCGGGCGCGTGCTCAAACGCTTTGGAGACACCGAAGAAGCTTACGCGGCCTATATGGAACGTGCGGCGAAGTGTGAGCCTCCGCTGGAAGATGCGGAGCTGATGACCATCTGGCGGAGTGCTCAAGGTTTCTATCAGCGTGTTTCTGCGCAGGACAACTATGTGCCGCCTGAACAGTGGAACGTTGAGCACAGCAGCAAATTTACTTATGAACCTGAGGACCGAACGGATGTTGGTGAAGCGCGTTTGCTTGGCAAGTTCTTTTCTCAGCAACTGCGTTATTCACCCGCAACGGACTATATCCGCTATGACGGGGCATGTTGGCAAGAAACAAAGCCAGGTGCGCGTGATATCGTCCATCAGCTAACGGATCTTCAGCTTCAAGAAGCTGAAACGGCTATTTCCGAAGCACTCAAGAAGATGATTGCCAACGGTGCACAGGGAGTTGTGAATGAGAACTCGCGTAAAAAGGCAGAAGGCATGATGTCTCCAGATCAGGCAGAAGCTTACCACGATTATCTGGCAGCAGAAGCTTATCGCGCGTTTGCCTATAAGCGTCGGGATTCTAAGAGCATTAGTGCAACGCTGAAAGAAGCCCAACCCGTACTAGAGATTCAGCCGCGTGTACTGGATAAGGACTGGTTCCTGCTCTGTACACCTAATGGCACCTATGATCTTCGCAAGGGACTGGATGGCCTGCGTGAGCATAGCCCAGACGATTTCATTACGAAGATGACCGCATACGCGCCTTCTGACAAGGGCACAGAGATTTGGCAGGAGGCATTGACCACCTTCTTCTGCGGTGATCAGTCTTTGATTGAGTATGTGCAGCGCGTTGCTGGCAGTGTGTGTGTAGGCCAGGTATTTCAGGAAGCGATGATCATTGCCTACGGCGATGGCCGAAACGGCAAGTCTACGTTCTGGAATACACTTGCACGCGTTATGGGCAGCTATAGCGGTAACATTTCTGCTGACGCACTGACCATGAACTGCAAGCGCAATGTCAAGCCCGAGATGGCAGAGACCAAAGGAAAGCGGATCATGATCGCTGCAGAGCTTGAAGAAGGCACACGGCTTAACACAAGCATGGTCAAGCAGCTGACTTCAACAGACCCTGTTTTTGCAGAAAAGAAGTACAAAGATCCGTTCAGCTTTGTTCCTAGCCATACGCTGGTCCTTTATACCAATCATCTTCCGAAGGTTGGCGCGAAGGATACAGGTATCTGGCGACGCCTGATCGTTATTCCTTTCAAGGCAAAGATTGAGGGGAAGAGCGATATCAAGAACTATACCGAGTATCTCTGCGAAAACGCCGGTGAAGCAATTATGAAATGGATGATCGAGGGCGCGCAGCAGGCTGTTGACCTCGGTTTCAAGTTTCCGTTTCCGCAATGTGTCTCGGATGCCATTGCTGCCTATAGAGCTGAAAACGATTGGCTCGGACATTTTATTGAAGAGTGCTGTGAGACTGGCACCGACATGACTGCCAAATCTGGTGAACTGTACTCTGCATACCGCGCCTACAGTGCAGCCAACGGAGAATACGTTCGCAGCACTACGGACTTTTATGCGGCGTTGGAAGCTGACGGATTCATCCGAGTTCGTGCTCGAGCGGGTAATCTTATCAAGGGCCTTCAGCTCGTCAGTTCGAATGATCCGCAGGACGAGTTCCCAGACTTCTTAACCTAAACACATATTAATAGGAGGTGTGGAAGTCGTGGAAGTCATACCAGAAAACTGTCTATAGAGAAAAAATAGATTAAATATAACCTAAATAAAGCTCTATAGGGGTTTTACGCGGGGACCTCCACGACCTCCACACAGTACACAGACAGGAGGAAAACACATTATGAGTTTTTATAATTGGATGATCCGGAACTACATCAACGACAGATCTACGACAGGTGCCGTCGCAAGACTTATGAACGCCAATAAGAAAATGTTCCGTCGTGCTAGGGGCTATACGAAGAATCGTAACAATTTTGAACAGCTGTCCTCTCGCCAAGATTACCATGACGCTTTTGACAGGGCTTGGGGCGTTTACCGCAATCTCTGACTTCAGCCCCCGATGCGTGAGAAAAGCATAGAAAGCAAGCTTGTTGTAGAGGTACGCAGGAAAGGCGGTCTGGCTCCAAAGTTTGTCAGTCCTGGATTCGACGGTGTGCCAGACCGCCTGATCCTCTTGCCTGGTGGCAAGGCAGCGTTTGCTGAGTTGAAAGCCCCCGGCAAAACACTCCGCCCGCTGCAAGCTGTACGAAAGCGTCAATTGGAAGAACTGGGATTCCGAGTGTATGTCATTGATAGCTCAGAACAGATAGGAGGTGTACTGAATGAATTATCAAGCTCATGAGTATCAACAGTACGCCACGGATTTCATTATCAAACACCCAACTGCAGCCGTCTTTCTGGAAATGGGTCTGGGCAAGAGTGTGATTGCCCTGACCGCTATCCTGGAACTCTGCTTGGATAGATTCGAGATCAGCAGGGTGCTGGTCATTGCTCCGCTGCGCGTGGCTAGGGACACGTGGCCTACGGAGATCCGGAAATGGGATCACCTAAGCAGCCTGACCTATTCGGTTGCAGTAGGTAGCGCAAAGGAGCGCCAGGAAGCACTTCGGCAGAAAACCTTCGTTCATATCATCAACAGGGAGAACGTACAGTGGCTGATTGAGGAAAGCAAAATCCCATGGCAATACGACATGGTTGTTATTGACGAACTCTCTTCATTTAAGAGCCATCAATCCAAACGATTCAAAAGCCTTATGAAAGCCAGGCCTGGGGTAAGACGTATCGTCGGTCTTACAGGCACACCCTCCAGCAACGGTCTGATGGACCTATGGGCAGAATTCCGTGTGCTGGACATGGGCAAGCGACTCGGGCGGTTCATCACACATTATCGTGAGCAGTTCTTTGAGCCGGATCGCCGCAATGGAATGCAGGTTTTCTCTTACAAACCCCGGCAAGGGGCAGAGCAAGAGATTTATCGCAGAATCAGAGACATCACCATTTCCATGCGCAGCGCAGAGTACCTCAAAATGCCGGAATGCGTAATGAATACAGTGCCTGTCACGCTCAATGGCACAGAGTACGGGCTGTATGCTGAAATGGAAAAGAATATGGTGACCAAGCTTGATGGCATCGAGATCGATGCGATGAATGCTGCGGTTCTAACCGGCAAGCTTTGTCAGCTGGCCAGCGGGGCGATCTACACCCCAGAAGGGGAAACAGCATACTTCCATGAACGAAAGCTGGATGCCTTGGAGGACTTGATCGAGGGAGCCAATGGGAAACCCGTATTGATTGCGTACTGGTTCAAGCATGACCTTGAGCGCATAAAGGAACGGTTCAAGGTTCGAGAGCTAAAAAGCAGCAAGGATATCAAGGATTGGAATGCGGGGAAGATCCCGATAGCGGTTATCCATCCGGCTTCTGCTGGCCATGGACTTAACCTGCAAGCCGGTGGCTCTACGTTGATTTGGTTTTCGCTGACTTGGTCACTAGAACTGTACCAGCAGACCAACGCGCGTTTGTGGCGACAGGGGCAGCAAGCAGAAACAGTTATCATTCATCACATTGTAGCGCGAGGAACCGTTGACGAAAACGTCATGCAAGCGCTGATCAATAAGGACAAGTCTCAAGCGGCCCTTATGAGGGCAGTACGAGCGAGAGTGGAGGCACGAAAATGAGCAACGAAATGAACAATAGCGGCTGGCAGCGACTCGGTGAAGCAGTCGTTTTGCAGGCTGCAAAGGATTACAGAACTGTACTTCGCCGTTTGAAGTGGCGTTCAGACAGCTATGAACTGATCAAGGAAAAGCGTTCGCTGGAACACTTCTTTCGCTCGAAGTGGTTTAGGACGCTGTGCGATATGGATGGGAGTGTTCTTGTGAACAGGATTAGGGGAGAAGTAAGCCGATGAACGCAAAAGAGTATTTGAATCAAGCGTATCGACTCGACCAGCGTATCTCCAGCAAGCTCGAACAAGTTGCGGCTCTCCGGGCGCTGACACAGCGGGTGACTGCTTCTTATGAAGGTGAGGTGGTGTCGCGAACGCGGAATGTCAGCGCATTGGAAGATACCATTTTCAGGCTAATGGAGGCAGAAGCGGAGCTCAACAGTACAATTGACGCGCTGGTCGATTTAAAACGCGACGTATACGCGACAATCCAGAAGGTAGAGAAGCCAGAGTATCAGTTCCTGCTGGAGATGCGGTATCTGTGCTTTAAGAGCTGGATCGAGATCGCGGATCAGATGCACTTGGAAGAACACTATGTCTTCAGGGTTCACGGGCAGGCGCTTCGAGAAGTGGAAAAGATTCTAAAAGCAGATGAAGCAGAAAAGAAGATAGTAAAAGATAGTGGAAGATAGTCGCTTAACTGTGCTATGATAAGCTCAGGAAAATCGACAGGGAGCGGAGAAATCCAGCTCCCTTTTTTCGTACCCAAATAATATGAAAAGGAGAAAAACAATGCTATTTACATGTGAACAGGTTTCAGGAGGGCACCCGGACAAGATCTGTGATCAGATCTCGGACGCTATCGTAACGGACTGCCTCAAGCACGATCGAAACAGCCGAGTGGCGGTTGAATGTATGATTAAGGGCTACAACATTACCGTGGCCGGAGAAATCACTTCAAAGCATACGCCGGATTGTGATGAGCTGGCACGAGAGGTGCTTTCAAAGTACGTTCAGGAAGAGGAGCTTCCGAAGTACAGTATTTCTGTTAATCTGACGTGCCAAAGTGCGGATATCGCGAAGGGCATTGAAAGAGATGGATGGGATGGTGAGCTTGGGGCAGGAGATCAGGGTATGGTCTTTGGTTATGCTACCTCTGAGACGCCGGAAATGCTGCCGCTGCCGTATGTGCTCGCGTGTGCGGCGCTTGAGCATCTGCGCGATGCGAAGATCCCTTTCCTGCTTGCGGATGCAAAGTGCCAGGTGACTTTTGACTATGAAAAGCACCGTATTGATACGTTCCTGATTTCTACGCAGCACACAGCTGATGTTGCTTTTGAACAGGTGTACAAAGCTGTCTCGACGGTTATGAAAGAAACTGCGAGGAGTTATGACCTGAACACGGATTTCAAAGCACTGGTGAACCCTACTGGTCGATTTGTGATCGGTGGTTCGTTTGCCGATACAGGTGTGACGGGCAGAAAGATTGTTGCCGATACATATGGCGGTGCATGTCGCCATGGTGGTGGCGCGTTCAGCGGCAAAGATCCGACGAAGATGGATCGCTCGGCAGCTTATATGGCGAGAAAGGCTGCCAAGGAAATTATTCGCCTTGGTGTGGCTGATAAGGTTGAAGTGCAGCTGGCTTACGCAATTGGGTTGGCAGATCCGGTATCGATTTCTGTTGAATGCTATGGAACAAGCCGTGTGCCTGAATCTTTCATCATCCATTGGATCCAGAAGAAGTTTAATCTGACTCCGGAAGGCATCATTAAAGATCTGGGTTTGCTGGATATCGATTACACTCAGGTATCTACCGGTGGCCATTTCCGATGCGCTGAGATGCCGTGGGAGAAGTTA